AATTAAAGCAACAGGTTCTTCTAGTTTAATGAAGAAAGAAGTTAGAAGTCAAAGACTAACTATGTTCTTACAAACTGTACAGAATCCTGCTATTGCTCCATTTGTAAGAATGTCAGAAGTAATAAAAGAATTAGCTCACTCTTTAGATTTAGACCCAGCAGAAATTTTAAATACTAAAGACGAAGCAGAAATCTACGCAAAAATAATAGGACAACAAAATGCTAACAAAGGAACTAGCCCACAAGCTCCTATCCCTGGTGAACTCGGAGCAATGGGTGGTGATGGAGGAGTACCTCCACAAACTCCAGGAGCAAACAACCCTGGAAATGGCGAAAGCCCAATCGGACCTGGTAATACACCAATGCCAGGGGAGATGGAATTTACTGGACAGACTGAAGAACCTGCCCAATAATGTAAGAGACATAGTAAAATAATATTAGTGTTGACTAGTATAATTAATATTGTTATAATTAAGCAAGGAGTAAAATGAAAAAGATAAAAGCAGTTAAAATGGCAACAGGTGGATTAATGTCAATGCCACCTTATATAGCTAAACAAGATAAAACATCTGAAGGTATTACACCTTATGATGTTAATACTCCTATGTCTGCTAGGAAAGGTTTAGCTTCAAGAGTTCTAGATTCATCAAGAACAAGAATGAATAAAGGTGGAGAAGCTTTCCCAGATTTAAGTGGTGATGGTGAGATAACACAGGAAGATATTTTAATAGGTAAAGGTGTGATTAAAAAAGCTTATGGTGGAATAATGGAACGAATGAAATTTGGTGAAGGTGATTCGGTTAAAGATAAAATTGAAGCTAGAAAGTTTAAACAACTTGAAAGTATGAAGGAAGAAGGATTAGAATTAACACCTAAACAAGAACAAGAATTAGAAGCTTATAAAGCAAAAGATAGAAAAGTAGAAATGGCTATAGGTGGAGTTGTAGGTAATGAATCTATAAGTAAATATAATCAAAGACCAGATTATCAAGCATATGCTGAAGGTGATATTGTTGAAGACGAAATGCCTGAAGACGAAATGCCAGTTATGCAAGAATTAGAAACTGAAGAAGAATCTTTACTACAACCAATGGGTATGGATGATGAAATGCCTATGGATGATGAAGAAGATATTACTGATGAAGACTTAGAAGGTATGGATGCTATTATTGATACTTCAGCTTTATCAGATGAAGAAGAACAACTATTAGATGAAGCAGTTGATATGCATCCAGAACTAGAAGCTATTATTCCAAAATTAGTAGCAACAGAATTTACAGATGATGGAGAAGTAGAAGGACCAGGTACAGGAACTTCAGACTCTATCCCAGCACTTTTATCAGATGGTGAATTTGTATTTACAGCAAAAGCAGTTAAGAATATTGGTGTAGACAAATTAAGAAGTATGATGAAAAAAGCAGAAGAAGATTATGATGCTGGTATTCAATCTCAAGAAGAAGAGATAGTATAAAGAATTTATAGAGAAAGGTAACTCTATGGATAGACAAGCTACCTTATAATAATTATATTATAAGCCCTTGTAGTTTCGTTTTAAACAAAACACCTGCCTTAGCTACCTTCAGTTAAGAAGCCCTAAAGGAGGACACGATGAGTAACAAAAACGAAGAAGGAAGACAAGAAGCCGAAGCAAACCCTTACAACAGGAAAAAATCTTGGCATACAGATGATGCTATGCCACAAGATAGAACCTCTGCTGATGAAGGTTTGTTTGTGCCAAACCCTGAAAGTAATCAAGGTTTATCAAATGCTACTGCCAATGGCAACCCAGATGATAATGCTGAGAATACTGATGCAACAATGGATAAGGTTCAAGACTCTGCACTAAATGTAGAATCTAACCCTTATACAAAAGTTGATTATAAGAAAAGATATGACGACCTAAAACGATATTATGATAGGAAGTTAGGTGAATGGAACAGTAAAGAAAGTGACCTTAAAGTTCAACTTCAAGAGAACCGACCTAAGTACCAACCACCAAAATCGAAAGAAGAGCTTGAAGCTTTTAAAAACGATTATCCTGACATTTATGGAGTTGTGGAAACTGTATCTCACTTACAATCGCAAAATGAAGTTAAGACTTTACAAGACGAGTTAGAAGGTTTAAAGAAAGCAAATACTACTTTACAACAAAAGGAAGCTGCACTTGAACTTTCAAAATATCATCCTGACTTTGAGCAAATCAAAGAGTCTGATGATTTTCATAACTGGGCAGATACTCAGCCAATGGAAATTAAAAACTGGATATATGAAAACAACTCTAATGGAGCATTAGCTGCACGAGCAATTGACTTGTATAAGAAGGACCGAGGACTTGGATTTGATAAAAAAACTACGAAGAGACAACCGAAGAATGAAGGTGCAGACTTGTTGGTTAAAACTAACGAACAAACTCAAGTGCCTGAATCTAAAGAACCTTTCTTCAAAAGGTCTGATATAAAAAAATTATCAGATGAAGAGTTTATGAAATATGAAAAAGATATTTTAAAAGCTCAAAGGGAAGGTAGAATTATAGATTAATTCTATTTTCATTTTTATCAACAACTAACAAAGGAGTAACTACAATGGCTAAATTCGCTGGTGGTTCAACATATAACTTTGGATTAGGTGTTTCAGGTCAAACTAATGGTTTTTTCATTCCTGAAATCTATTCAAAGAAAGTACAAATAGCTCTAAGAAAAGCTGCAGTAGCAGAAGCAGTATGTAACACAGATTACATGGGAGAAATCTCATCTTTCGGTGATACTGTTAACATTATCAAAGAGCCTCAAATCGCAGTAGCAGACTACACAAGAGGTCTGGCTGTAACATCAACTGACTTAACTGACCAAGAACTTGTTCTAACTGTAGACCAAGCTAAATCTTTTTCATTTAAGATTGATGACTTAGAGAAGAGATTCTCTCATGTCAACTTCCAAGCTATTGCTGCAGACAATGCTGCTTATGCTTTAAGAGATGCTATGGATAGCAATATTCTAGCAGCTATTTCAGCAGGAGCAACTGCAACTACAGGAATGGGAACAACTGGAACTCCGATTGATATCGGATTCGGAAGTGGTGAAGTTGACCCTCTAAACCAAATGGCATTAGCTGCTAAGGAATTAGATGAAGCTAACGCACCTGAAGATGGAAGATGGTTTGTTGCTGCACCTGAATGGTACAATCAACTTTCTAACTCTGCATCAAAACTTTTATCAGTAGACTTTAATGCTGGTCAAGGTTCAATCAGAAATGGTTTAGTTGCATCTGGATTACTTAGAGGTTTTTCAATGTACAAATCAAACAACCTACCAACTAATGACTTATCTGGTGCTACACCTGCTGGTTCAGCAACTGCACCTGAAGCTCTATTCGGTCACATGAGTTCAACTGCTGCTGCGTCAAGCATGAACAAAGTGGAAACTGTTAGAGATACAGGTACTTTCTCAGATATCGTTAGAGGTTTAATGGTATGGGGAAGAAAAGTATTAAGACCAGAAGTAGCTGGTAAAATTATCTACGCAATAGATTAATTTTTAATACACTATTGGGTGGGGGTAGCAATATCCCCATCCTCTTAATTTAGGAGAAGAATTATGTTAAGTAAATATTGGACAAACAAAATTAATCACTACAAAGAACATCATAAAAAAGAAGTTTTTATTGTAGGTATTATAATTATAATCGCATACATTTTATAGGAGAAACAATATGCCAATGAAAAAAGCAATGCCTGGTGGAAAAATAGTAAACAAAGGTAAATACAAACATGGTGGAAAAGTTCACCGAAATAAAAAAGGTCATGGTGGTATGATGACTATTACTATTCAAAAAAGTAAAAATAGTAATAAAAAGAAATAAGAATTAATATGGGTATAATGTCTTCACCTGCATGGACTCGTAAAGAAGGAAAAAATCCTAAAGGTGGACTTAATGCTAAAGGTAGAGCTTCTTACAATAAAGGTAAAACTAAAACTGGTAAGAAAAGAAAACTTAAAGCACCAAGTAAAGTAGTAGGTAATAAAAGAAGAAAGAGTTTTTGTGCAAGGATGAAAGGAATGAAGAAAAAACTTACATCTAAGAAAACTGCAAGAGACCCTAATTCAAGAATTAATAAATCACTAAGAGCATGGAACTGTTAAATGGCTAAAACTTACTTATCAATGACAAACGAATTACTGGTTGAAATAAATGAACCAGAAGTAACAACAGTATCAGGAGCATTAGGCATACAAAAATTCGTATCTAATTGTGTTAACAGAGCTTACTTTGATATTGTAGATGCAGTCGATGAATGGTCTTGGTTAAAAACTGCAGCACCTCAAAATGATTATTATGGTAATACATTTATTGAAACAGTAGCTGGACAAAGATGGTATCTTTTAAAA